GTGTACTTCTGTAGTTCGCCAGTGGCGGCTTCCAACTTCTCAGTGACTTCCTTCAGCGCCGCTTTGAAGCGGTGCTCGGGAATAAGCTTTTGTCCTTTTGCATCAACAACAGTTTCAGGATCGTCTTGATTCTCTGGCGGCGTCCCAGAGGTTTTGTCGTCGCCCGCTTGATCACCTTCACCACCTTCTGCGCTGTCATTAGCTACGTTCCCGCGTTTTGCGGTAACTTCGCCTGCTCCGGCATCGGTGGCCTTTGAACCAGCATCAGGGTTTTCACCTTCGCTAGTTCCAGTGTCATCAAAAACGTCTTGGCCTTGTGTAGTTGTTGCATTGTCAGACATAGAAACTCCCATTGCGCCCGAGAAAAGCGGCGGCCTTTTTCGCCCGTAGAACCACGGCGTCTGGTTTGTGCTGTGCACGTGCTATGCGGCGGCCATAGCTGTAGCGCCCGATTTAAGCCCCATTGCTGGGGTATTCTGTGGATGTGCTTATTCCGCGGGCCGAGTGCCTTCGGGGAATAGCGACAAGATTAGCTCTTCGACGTCCGCCTGCGTTGGTTCGGCCTGCAACTGCGAACTTTCGGCGTAATAGGGGCCGGTGTTGGTCCCAAAATTCTCACGCTCGAGGACATAAAATATTAACCAGATATAATCGGTAGCGACGTCTGGATTTTCTGGGTCTCCGAAAATATCGCGTTTTTCCCATGATAATTCGGTAAAATTGTAATCTCCGTTGGTCGGCATAGGACTCTCCTTTTATGGCGCGATATAACCTTGGGCATTGAAGTAAACAGCGCCCGTTACGGAAGCTGTGAGCGTCACAACCTCCATCAACGTGTTCGCCGTCCCCTTCAATGGGGTGGGGAACTCGATATTGAGTGTCGGCAAGCCACCGGTTGGGATCTTCGTACGCCAGATAACCGTACCCGCAGCACCATCGCGAATAGCCAGCTCGGTTGCGGCACCTAATGCCTCGGCCGTAATCTGAATCGCGGTGATGTAGTTTCGTACTGAAGCGCCGGCGGCGGCTTTGAACGTAACGGCCGTGGTGGTATTCAGAATACCTGAGGCGGCTGCGGCGTATTGCCAGTCCTGCTCTGGCGGCCCGTAAGGTTTGTTCAGCAATTTACCGGTTAAATCGGCCCACATTTCTACTGAACGGCCAGATGTAACGACTGCCGGCGTAGCGCTCGCTCCAATGGCAGCGGCCAGCACTAACCCACCCGCGTTAGCTGCCGTGGCGTTACGAGCGCTAAGGCCTTGTACGAGCATCCCGCTCGTTCCAGCGAGTAAGCTTTGGTTGATGGACACCGGAATAGCGTTTTTGGTGCTGAGCGATTCAAGCCCAGCTACGTTTACTGGCATCATATTGAAGATTTGGGCGTCAATGAAACCAAGCGTCGCCGTGGTCGTCGTCGCGGGGTTGGTTGCACCATTGAACGCTCGAATCTGTAGATATAATTCTACGCCATCGGGAATGTTTTGGTTCATCGTTGCGCGCGGAGTGAACTGCAATCCTGCCGACGAACCATAGGCTGCATCGCTATACGTCGATTCACTGAAGCGTGCGCTTTCGATAACACCAATATGCCCGGAGGCCGTAGTGTTAATCGTGGCGTTAACAGCAGTATTTGCCCAACCTTTTCGCTGAGTATTGTAACCGGTTCCGAGCGTGGTGGCGGTCGTGCCGCTGTAAATCACTTGGTGATAATTGAAGCCGAATAGCGAACACGTACCTGTTCCGCTTGCCGCAAATCCAGACACCGTGATGACGAAGTTATTATCATCCGTTACCGATGCTATTACAGCGCGCTGCGTAAGGCAGGACGCTACGCTAATGGCGCCTATCCAAATACCTTTGCCCACATCGGCTGCGGTTAATCCATGGTTCGGTTTATTGATGCTAACCGTGGTTGCATTGGTGATGCTCATCGGCAAGTTGTCACCGAATAAGTCGACCCACTCGATAGCGAAGTTATTGTTCGCAATACGTTGGGATAGCGTCAAGCCATACCGAAAGATGCCTTCAAAATCGAAAGGCTCGCGACCGCGTATGATCGTTTCACTGTAAGCCGTGGTACCGGTGGTGATGACTAAGTTACCACCCGCTTGGCTCACCGCCATACCCGCGCCCAGCTGCAGAATGGTTGCCATAGTGGAACCCACGCCTGAAGCGATCACATCAGAAAAGCTCCATTTGAACCCTTTCACTAGCTGAGCGTTAATATCGTTTCTAACGGTCATAGTAAGCTCCTATTATTTATGCGGATACGCTGCCTTTGAACGGCACCATTCCTGACTGTTGAAGTAGTTGTGTCTCGACCTGGGTCTGCTGCGCGTCGGCCGCCTTGACCACCGCACTCGCCTCTTTTTCCTTGGCCGCTGCCGTGAGATAGCTTGCCTGTGGATCAGGGCCTTGCTCTTGCGCGGCCTTCGCGGCCTCAGCCTTGCGGCTGTTGATTTTGTCGATGAGCTTATCCTTGCCCTGGATATTGCTGATCTCGAGCAGATCCACGATGTCGAAGGCGTTCTGCGCGCCGTACTTGAGGATGGCGTCGAGCTGCTCCTGCGACACGTTGGCGGTGTCGTATGCCTCGTCGAGGATGATGTCCATGTCCAGCTCAGCCGGCCTGTTCTTGGTCTTGACCACCGTCTCGAGCAGCTGCGGATTCTCCTTCTCGAGGGCGATCATCTGGGCCGAGGCACCCAGTCGCATGGCGTGAGGCTTAGACTCATCGTCCATGATCTCCTGCAGCTGATCCTTGTACGTCTGGTCGATGTTGAAGCCAACCCAGCGCAGGTTGTCCTCGTCGTCCGTGACGCGCACCCATTTCTCCTCGGTCCAGCCCTGCCGAATCCGGCACCACATCTGTTTGTAGACGCGCAGCTTGAAGGAGCCGAAGTTCTCGAACAGCTTGATGATGTCCGTCATCCCGGCGTTTTGCAGGCGCATGATAGCCACGCCGCTTAGCTCGCCCATCTGGCGGTCGCCGCTTAGCTGCGCGTTGAAGCTGCCAGCGTCCATCTCGGCCTTGGCCTCCTGGAGCAGCTCGAGCTGTCCCTGGGCCATATCGCCGGTCGGTAGGATGCCGAAGTCCTTGCCGAACTCACCTTGGCCCACCTCAAGGTGGCCGTCGGGCTTAGCCAGCTCACGCTTGGCCTTGTTGACGTCTTTGACCGAGCCGCGGTTGCCAAAGGTCTGGCGTTGCGACAGCAGGAACAATGCCTTGCTGCGGCGGTGGTTGATCTCGTCCTGCGTATCCAAGAACCCGGCGATCTCGCCGTACCGGTTGTTGTCGCGGTCGATGTAGGCGTGCTCAAGCTCGATCGGGCAGTCCGGCGTGCCGAACTCGTCGACGTAGGGCGATGGCATCGGCTTAACGAGGAATCCGCCCTGCGTGTAGATGGATAGCATCCAGGTGTTCTTGATCTTGCGGTAGTGTGTCAGGACCAGGAAGCGCTTGCGGCGCCCGGCGTTGTAGTACCACTTTGGCTTGTCCTCGAAGGTAGTGTCGCCAGACCATAGGTTTGTGGACAGCGCGTCGGGATCCCTGTCGGTGAAGGCGTCGATGATGTCTTCCTCGTCCATCCAGATGCCGAAGCCCTTGCCTCGCGCGTCGCTGAAGTCGTGCTTGCGGCTGTACGGGTCGAAGAAGATGCGGTCCCACGGAATGTGGTCGACCACGACGTCCATGTCGCCACCGCGCGTCTGCTCGAGCACGATGTTGACGCCCGTATACCCTTCGCAGAAGAAGTTGTCAGCGCACTCAAGGAACGTGCTGTTGAGCGCGATTTTATCAGCAGCAAAACGCAAGCCATCGGTGCAGGCCTCGGCCGCAGCGCTATCAGCATCCACGTTGCGAGGGTAGGCTTTTGGGTCGCCTTTGCGTACCGACGTCAGGCCGAGCAGCCCGTTGAGCTTTATCTTGATGCGATTATTGACGATGGGCGCCTGTTTGCGTTTTTTAAGCGCAGCTACTTGCTCCGGCGTCCATTGCTTCCCATCATAGTAATCGCGGCACCGTTCCGAGAGCATCCGCGCATCTTGCGTGTTATCGAGGAAGTCCTGCACAGTCTCGCGCCAGTCACAGAGTTCCGTATATTCGGGGTTAGCAGATGCCGCGCCCTTCTTAGACGGGGATTGTGCCATTTCCATATTCATCATCGTCGTCGTCCATTCCATAATCGTTGGCGGGCACGTCCAGCTTGTCGTGGTACTGCCCCGGTCCGAATGCCAGCCCGAGCAGGCGGCCAAAAATCCCGCAAACATCCACCTTGTCGTCGACCTTGTCGGCCTTGCCTGTGAACTTGAGCAGCTGTGCGATTAGGTCGTCACCCCACGCCCCGTAAGGAATGTGGACCTTGCCCTGCGAAGCCAGAGCCTGGAATGACTTGGCATTGCTCGCCTTGCTCGAAGTTGCTGGCAGCCATTCCAGCTTGAAGAATAAGCGTCGCCGTTGCTGCTCCTTAAGAACGAAGGGCTCCATCGCACGCCGAATCACACCGGATTCAGCCGCCCACAGCATCGGATCGTGGTCGAGAAACATCTGCATCATTGTATCGATGGACTTATCCAGCGTGACACGCGCCGAGTGCCAATCGAGCAACCAGAGGTCGTCCTTTATGTCGAAGCCACCAATCGCCTGTTCCGTCCAGTCACCCGCATTTGCGGTCACTGCATAGTCACCCGCTCCATATTTCACGAGACGGGTCGGTTCTTCACCGAGACGGAAGCGCCCAGCAGCGAACCACTCAGCCTTGAAGAACGTGCCATCGGCCGGCGTCGGGTCTTGCTGATACTGCGCCATGAAGACTGCATGATCAGCAGCCTTGATCTTCATCAGCTCTTCAAACGTATGTTTCGCTGGCCAAAGACTGGTGCATTCGACCTCATCACATGCTGGCAGGTTGAGGTGGTAGAACTCCTCTCCCATGCCACCACCCAGGACAAATCCCGCCATGTCATCTGCGTCCAGTCGCTGCATGATGATGATGATCGGTGTATTGCGTGAGTTGCGACGTGACTTGATCGTGCTATTCAACCGTTTATTTACACGGTTCCGCTCTATCTCATTCTTTGCGTCATCGACTTTGATAGGGTCATCGATGATGATGGCGCCATAGAACAAGGTGGGGTCTAGCGGGTCAGAACCATCATCCGCGAAGAATGCGTCGATGTCCTCGTTAAGCGCTGCATCAGCCGCGTCTATTTCCATTTGCTGTTCAGCACTCACATCAGCGAGCGAACCAGCACCAAAACCTGTAACCGCACCACCGGCGGCCGTGGCGTAGACTCCGCCACCCTGTTCCGTGTACCATTTTTTCTTGCTGTCGGCGTCAGCCTTGATCTGTACGTTCCAGAAATCCTGGTATTCCTTGCTCGTCACCGTTTCACGGCACTTGGCACTGTTGTCTAGCGCGAGCTCATCCGAATAGGATAGGTGGATGAACTTGGCCCGTGGGTTGCGTGCAATGCATCGCGCCATCCAATCGATGACGCAAAACTGTGTCTTGCCAAACCGTGGCGGAATCGTGATTACGAGATTTTTGATCTCGCCGCTTTCAACGCGAGCCAGCGTCTCATCAATCGATAGGTGATGCTGGCCAGGTAGAAATATCTCACCGCGCGCACGGAAGAAGAACTTCGTGAACGATGTCTGGCTAGCTTCCAGCGATCGCTTTAGTTTTACCTTGGCCGCCTTTCGCTGCAATGCCGATAGTTGCGAGGGCGGCAATGACGTCAGCAAGCTGGTCGTCATTGAGCTGTTCGAGGAGGGCATCAAGTTGTGAGTCGCCTTCTTTTATGTTCAGCTCTTTCGGAATCAGGCTCGCCGCAACACGGAGATAAGCGGCAGGATCCTTGAGTCGGCAGAGCTGAATCGCGGAAGCACCGGCCATTTCCCAATCAGCAAGGAAGTCCTTGATAAAGGCCTCGGCAAACTTGTTGCGTGAGCCTTTCGGACGACCAGCAGGATTGTGAACTTCGCCTGGCTTGAACTGATATGGAGCGAGCTGATCGGTCTTGCTGTTGCGCTTAACCTTTTTCTTCGCATTATTATTTGTCTGCGGTGTTTCTGATTTACGAGCCATACTGGTAATCATCGCCGACATATTCTCGGCTGCGATCAACCACCTTGACCTGCAGCCATATTGTTTTCGTCTGCGTCGCCGTGGTCAGTGTGATTTTTATGTTGGTTAGTCCGGCTTGCGAGAAGTTCACGTAGGCTGAAATAACGCCAGCAACCAGCTGGGGATTGGTGATAGCTGCGCTACCGCTGCCATTATTCGTCCAGGTCGCTGAAGTGATAACGCTGTTATCGTCTTGCCACGGCGTGCAGTCGATTTGATACTTTACGACATCGCCGATGGATGCGGTATCTTTGAACGCATCGACCTTCGTTTTTGTGGCTAGAACAAATTCAACTGACATGAGACGGCTTTCTTATCTATGGTCAGGAGTTGCTACCCTTACAGTTATGCTCGTAGCTCATCACATCCCGTTACCGAGGGCGGCTTGGTTCGCTGAGTTGCTCCTAGACCGTCAACTCCTATGGAGGCGGGAATTTGGTTGCGCCGGATGGATTTGCACCATCGACATTCGGCTTATGGGGCCGACGCTCTACTGCTGAGCTACGCGCGTTTCAGCAGACTATTCCGCCGTAATCGCGAGTGCGTATACGACTGGGTCGTTCAGCACAATATGGCTTGAGGTCTTTCACCGGCACGAAAGTGAATACTTTCTGCAGGTGCTCCTTGATAGATTGCCACTCAGCTTCGTCGGGAAGCGTAGCGCGATCCTCTATTTTGCCCTGAAGCCAGTAGCAAAATTGCTCGGGTGACATTACGCAGCCGGGGTGAAATCGACGTAGTACTCTTTGCCAGACTCAAATTTACCGAGCAGCGCCGGGTTGGCAATCTGGATCGTGAAAGTCGCGCTGGGTGAATACTTAGCATAGGTGTTGTTTTCGTCGCTGCCGTCTTCTGGGTATTTGCTGGCAGGAACCGCATTGAAGGTCACTTTTTCCGATGTGATGTTTTTCGGATAACCGTAAGGCTCAATGGCACTTACACGAACTTTTGCACGCATCGCGGTCATGGGAATCTCCTGTGAATTGTCGGGTTGTGTCCACCCACAAACGAAAAGCCCCGCCGGTGAGGGCAGGGCTTTTGTGACACTTTTCGATTATGGGAAGATACTACGTTATGACAGGACCCACGTCAATATTGATTTTTGATTCTCGATATTTCTCGTGAGCCTTCCTGTCTTCAGTGTAGAAGTCGTAGAGCTCATCGAGCATTTCGCGGAACCGATCCATTCCGTTATTTTTTACGTTCCATGACATGAAGCTGGCGCGAACGTCCACCACCATGTGACCGTCGATGCACACTTCCTGCGCGAATTTGCGGCTGATCGCATTCAAGCTCATCAGTGCACGACGGAAGCGCTCGCCGGCGGCATGCGGATTGTCGTAGTCTACGGGGCCGCTCATTACACTTAGCCCTAACTCTGTTTTCAGCATTGCCCAGATGGTTTTGTGCTGATGAGACGCGCTGTAATCGTTGGCGAGCCACATGCCCGCCATGAATTGCGAATCGGTAATTAGCCTCTTTTCCGAATAGTAAAACAGTGGATGATTCAGAACCTTAGCACGGCGGTTACGCCCCTGCCCACTCACCTGCACTGGATAGTGCTGACGAAGCTCATCCGTGCCGAGATCCACTGGTGGCTCGGGGGGCATTGTTGCGTTGTTTCCCTTTTTTGTCCGTTTTGATTTTCGTGCCATTATCCCCTCGCATCAGGCGTTGAAGTGACTGCATGCCGATGCAATGGTGCGACCGGTGTTCCGGTCTGCGGGTTCTGTCTTTCGTAGGCGTCGATGACCGACTGGAATCCCTTACGGTTAGGTGCTGTCGCAATCAGGCGCTTGGCGCGCTCGTATTCCTCGCGGTCGATCGTGCGGATCAATTCACCATTGGATTCGATGGCACCGGCGGGCGCGTCATACGACTCCGCGAAACCGCCCTTGTTCAGCCACACGCAGGCATGCTTAGTTTTGCTGCGCAGGCGGTGGCATTCAGCCAGGTAGCCATCGCGGGCGGCGATGATGGTGGCATGACTGGCGCGCTTGCGGGCTTGGCGGTAGCGTTGCTCTGCCTCCTGCCTGCTGCCCTTCGGCATTTCGAATGGTTTCCAACCAGTCCAAAACTCTTCGAAGTCACGCGACATGCTTTCCGAAGAAGATTTATCTTCTGAGGAAGGTAAAGGTAAGGGTGTGGACGTTACGTTGTTCGTTACGTCAGACGTTTTTGCCGCCCTTGCAGCCGTAGCCGCCGCCGTCTGATTCTTCTTTTTCTGCTGCATTTCCAATGCGGTTGATAGTTCCTCATCAATCCGCTTGTGGCACCAGAGGCCATCGGAAAGTTTGAAGAATCTTTGCAGTATTTCTTGTGTGTTTTTCCAAGAAATTTTGCTCACATTTTGCAAAGTTTTGTCATCTTTTATCGGTCCACGGTTTTTCCAATAGTGCATGATGAGCATAAAATATGCCCCATGCTGCTCGGCGGATAAGTCCATTGTGTCGGCAAGATACTCGCCTACGTTTAGAGGCATCCAATCGGTCGGGGCTTTGCTCATAGGAAACTCCCCGGCAGGTAATCGCTGAATTTTGTGGAGTGACCCTCGAAGCGCATCTCAATGTTCGCCGTCGGTCCATTGCGGTGCTTGGCGATGATGACCTCCGCCAGTCCCTTCACGGCCTCCATCTTCGCTGACCAGCTTGCGTAGGCGGTTGATTCCGCCTTGGGTTCGGTACGCTGGAGGTAATACTCGTCGCGGTAAACGAACATCACGATGTCGGCGTCCTGCTCGATGGACCCTGACTCTCGTAGATCGGAGAGCTGGGGCCGCTT